GTCTACCTAGGCGTCGGGCGATCTTGCATTCCTTGTCGGTGAGGTAGACGCCGTCTTCTGCGCCTTCCTTGCGCCACGCGTACTCCGGGTAGGTCTCCCCGGAGAGCCCCTCGGGGTTGTCGAGGGCTCGCTTGGCGACCTTCAAGACGAGGGTGACGACCATGTCCGGCACATCAGCGATGTTTCCGAGGTCGTTCACCCACGTCTTGCCGGCTTCGTCGCGGATCAGGCTGGAGGCGTCGACCAGTACCGCCTCCGCTCGTGCGGCCTCGTCCTGGGCTCCGGCGCGGATCTCCAGTTCGGACAGGGTGGTGAGCGGAGGCAGCATCAGGTCACCTCACATGACGATCTTCACGGCGCGGACGAACGCCGCGTCACCACCTGCGGTGGCGGTGGCGATGTTGACGTTCGGCGAGGAGCCACCGGTCAGGCCTGCACCGGAAGCGGTCATTGCCGCGGCGTTCACGCCGGCGAGGTCCTGCTGGAAGGTGATCGTGTACGGGCCACCCGCCGAACCGGTGACGGAGACGTTGCCGGTGCCGACCGTGGACAGGCCCTGGATGTTGTTCTTCACCGTGTTGGCGGTGGCGTTGTAGGGGATGCCCGCGGTGGTCTGACCCGAGTAGGTCAGGGTGAACGTGCCACCAGTGGGGGAACCGGTGATGGTGGCGGTCTGGACCTCGTTGGACTTGCCGTCGATCACCGCCGTGGTGCCGATGTAGGTGTCCACCAGGGAGCGGTCCTGCACGTTGCGGAAGTCGTAGTCGCGCAGCCAGCGCATCGCGAGACCCTGGTAGGTCTGCGAAGAACCGAATGACGCACCGCCGGGGATGGCCGGGGCACGCATCGCGAGGACGAACGCGGTGCGGTGGAACGCGAAGCCGACGTCCGGCGGAAGGGCGTTGGTCGCGACGACGGGGCCGAAACCCGCGAGGCGGCCGATGACCGCGCGGCGGAGAGCGTCGTCCGAGCCGGACTGGTCCACCTTGGACAGGTGGTCGGACTTGAGGAACACGCCCTCCATGTCCGCGCCGACCACGAGAACGCGCTCGGTGCGGGCGACGTTGGCCTTGTTCAGGGCCACGCCCGCGTCCACCGCGGTCTTGTACGGGTCGGAGGTGTCCAGCGTGAGGGTGGTCGCGTAGGTCGCGCCCATCATCTCGTCGGCGAGAGCGTTCTCGATACCCTCCGCGACAGCTCGGACCTGCGGGGCGAGGATCTGCGCGCCGAAGTCGCTGATGTCGAGGGTCAGTTCCTCGTCGGTGATCGGCACCGCGTTGTAGACGTCGGTGTCGAGGGTGACGTCGACCTTGGTCTCCGTCAGGTCATCCATGGTGATGATGCCCGTGCCCTCGGAAGCGGAGCCGCGTGCACCACGCAGGGTGCGGGTCCGGGCCTGCGTCCGGGCAGGGACGCGCACGGAGATGGTGTCGCCACCCGCGCCGGCGAAGTCGCCGACCGCGTCCCGCCACACGAGGCCGGGGAGCACGATCTCGCGCTCCAGCAGACCGAGGGCGGCAGCCGCGATACGCGATGCCTTGATGAACGTGTTGGCCACGAGAACCTCCAGGTGGTGGTGTGTGGAACCGCCAGTGCCTCGTGGCTTTGGCTCTGGGGTGGAGAAATCAGTTACGTTGCGTGATCAGCGCGGCGAGCTTGCGAGGATCGGTTTCCTCGGGCGCCTCGTCGGGATCGCCGCCGCCCTTGAGGGCTTCGGTCGGCTTCACCGGCACCTTCGGCTTGCCCTTCGCGCCAACGAGTTCGAACAGCTCCTCGGCGTCGGCCTGGAGCTCCTCATCGGTGTCGCCGGTCAGTCGCTTGGCGACCTGCCGGATCTGTGCGGGGGTTGCGCCCTCGGGTGCGGCGTCGAACGCCGCGGTGAGCTTGCGCAGAGACGCTTCTGCCTTGTCCGCCCGGCCCTTGTGGCCGTCGCGGTCCTCGGAGAGCTTCTCGGTCTCGGACTTGTTGGCGTCTTCCAGCTCCTTGGCCTTCAGTGCCAGCGGTTCGAGTTCCTTCAGGCGCTTGCGGAGGTTCAGTGCCTCCTGGTTGGCCTTGGCGATCTTCGCCTTGGCGCGTTCCGCGTCGAAGGTGTCCTCCACCTTGTCGACCTCGGGCTTCTCCTCCGGGGAGTCGTCCGCGTCATCGACATCAGGCGTGATCGGGTCAGACATGTGCCCTCCAGGGGCGAATCGGTGTTGAACCGCCACCGGGGCGGTGCGTCAAGAGGTCGCGTCCCAGGCGACGCGGAAGGCGTTGCGCGCTTGCTGTCCACCTAGGCCGACCGTGGAAGAGGCCCACAGGTCATCTGCTTTGCGTGATGCCGCCGGCCATGTCGTGGCAGTGGAGTAGACGGGTTCCACCGTGCAGTCACAGTGATCGTGAAACCGGGCCGGACGGGATCTCGCGTCCCCTGCGGAGCGGCGAGACTTGTACACCGGTCCGCGTGAGGCGAGCATCGCGCAGAAGGCGCACGTCTTGCCGTGGGTGACCCGCATCCATCCCAGGGCTTTGCGGTCCGACTCCACAGTGAGCAGCACTGTCTGCCGGCCACCGTCGAGCACGATTCGGCTTGCTGCCCCGCTCACAGTCACCAGGGCCCGAGCAGCCGCAGCTTCAGGGGTCAGTCCGGAACTCAGGGCTCGCTGTGCCGTTGCTGGACCGGTGGCACTGAGGGACACCTCGGTCGCCACCGGATCCGGGGTTGAGTCGAGCATCACCATCAGTTCGTCGGTGACGCCTTCGAGTTCTCGGAACCTGCGCAGGTAGTTCGCGGCCATGTTCGCTGCCTCTGCTCTGCGGGAGCCGATGAGCAGCACTAGGGCGTTCCGCAGCGCTGGCCAGGATCTCTCGAGATCAAGCGGGTCGAACAGGGGCCAGATCGAGACGATGTCCTTCACCGCGGCGGCCCTCAGGGCTGCGGACTGCCGCCTATACGACTGCGTCAGCCGGTCGGCCTCCGCTGTTGCCGCCATCAAGTGCCCCCATCTGCTTGTCCAGAAGGGCGTTCAAGTTGGACAGCGGATCTCCCTCGGAGACGAGGCGCTTCCACTCGTCCACGTCGGACTTGGTGACACCAGGGATGCGCCCCCACAAAGCCTGAGGTGGGACACCGAGCATCGTCGCCGCCTTACCCAAGGCGTCCACAGCCTGAGCGAGAGAGCGGATCTCCATGTCCTGCCATGTGACGTGAGCCATCACATCCTGTGCGGCAACCTCATCGCCCTCGAACGCCGCCGAGAGGCGAAGGGCCTGATCGTGCGACTTGCCCATCGCCTTCTGCCGTTCCGCGACCTTCTGTGTCAACGGAGCGCGCGCCTGAGCAAGAGCATCCGCGGCGAGGTTCACGAGCTTGCCCGTCAGGGCAGTAGCCGGCGTCTGGGACACCGCGGCCAAGTCCTCGATGTCGGACTCCTTGGCCTTGATGAACCCGTCCAGCGGAGTCTCATCCAGCGTGCCGAACTTGGTGTCCGGGTCCTCCGCGATCAGCAAGTCGTCCTGACGGAGCTTCAGCTTCTTGCGGTTCGCGTCCTCTTCCGAGTCCGGCTCCGCCATGCCCGAGACGGTGCGAATCTTCCAGCTCGAGTAGTGCTGGGTGAGGAGACGGTCGAACGCCGTCTTGTTGATCCTCGCCGCAAGGGGAATGAACGGTTCGACCTCGCCATCCGTCCTGCCATCCAGATCGAGCATGTTGGCGTAGCGCACCACCGGGCACACGCCAGCGCCGTGGGTGCGGTTCTCGATGTACTCGACCCTGTCGCCCTCGGACTTGCCGGAGGACAGGAAGTACTGGTCGTTCTCATCGAGCACCTGGATCATCAGGTTGTCGCCCGACACCTCGGCTTGGAGGGTGTACATCGGCCAGTCGTCCTCGGCTGGGTCGGCGTAGACCGCGACCATCTTCCGGGGGCTGACGCCGCGCATCACGCTGGTCGACAGGCCGTTCATGCTTCCAGGAAGGACCTTCACGAACGCCTGGCCGTAGGCCAGAGCGGCTCGGTGGATGGCGATCTGCCGGTTGTCGAAGTCGTTGGCCTGCCACGTCCTCCATGGACCCGAGTTGTCCGACACATCCGGGGAGCGGTAGCCGTCCACATACATCGACTGCGCGACCGTCGTCACGACCAGCCCAAGCCACGGCGTCTTGGACAACGCCAGCAGCTGCTTGAGTTCTGGAGTGGCCGACCGTGGAATCTTCGGGTCGTCATGCCGCCAGCGATACCAGCAGTCGATGCGGTCCAGCCGCTCCCGCTCCTTGAAGTACAGCGGGAGCAGCTGGTCCTTCACCAGCTCGATGACAGAGCTCTTGCTCATCGCCACGGGACGATCACCAGACCTTCCCGCTGCGCTTGCGCTTCCGGCTCGGGTTGTTCAACACAAGGCGCCGGAGCATCCGGGCACCCACCATGCACACCGCAAGGTCGACCTTGCGCTTCGACTCCCGATGGCCCTTCCACAGGGAAGTCCCATACCGGGTCGGGTAGCGCTTGGCGTTCCGCACATGCGTCTTCAAGCGGCCATCACCGTCATGGGTGATCAACCTCGGCGATCTCGGATTCATCCGGATCGCCTTGGCCGTCTCTTCGATGTCATCCACACACCGCTCCGCGGCGGCCGTGAACTGCCGGCTCCGCTCGGGAGACGCCATGTCCCACATCACCGAATGACCTTGCTTGCCCTGCACCGCCCAAAGTTCGAGCTGAGCACCCCACTCGCGGTGCCACTCGTCGATCAGGCCGTCCCAGTAGCGTTCCTGCGTCTCATCGTCTCGCGTGTGCGACGGGTCAGCCCAGAACGCCACCACTCGATAGGTAGCGAACATCTTTCGCACTGAGGCGTCGATGGCCTCCCGCGGAGCGGTCCAGCCCTCACCTCGTCGGCCTGGCGGTTTCTGCCACATCCCCAGCGTCGCCACATGCCCATCGGACACGCGACAGCCCATAAGGCCGGTGGCGTCGTCAGACTTCGATCCGTCGAAGAACGCCACGATCTCATCGCCAGGCAGGATCGGATCAACCGTCTCGCCTGGGTCGCACAGGTCGAAGTCCTTCGGATCGATCCACGCGTCCTCGGTGGCGTCGATCTGGTTGTACCAGAACCTCCGGGATCTGGACGGAGGGTTCCTCCGGTCCAGGATGGACTTCACGATCCGGCTCGGTCGCAGCCAGGTCGAGTCACCCCGAACCGACCGCACAACCTCCGCTAGAACTTCCGCCACCTGTTCCTTGGTAGGAACATCACCCGGCTCGAGACCCAGCGCCTGAGCGATCGACTCCAACCCCAGCGGGGCATCCGCCCCGGCCTCGAGAGAGTCGTATAGCAGGCCTGTGTCGACCGCGAGATCGGCCTGGGTTTCTTCCCATGCCTCACGGTCTCGCTGAGCGACCGAGTCCTCGCTTGGCTCGTAGGCGTTTGTGATCCTCAAGGTTCGCGCCGCACCGTCGCCGGACTTGGTGGCGTTGCGCTCGATCACTGCGGCCATCTCATGCCCGGAGTTCGAAGAGTTCCAGTGCTGCGTCTCATTCGGCAGCACGAACGTGGCGCGCGCACCCTCGAGAGTCGCCGGCGAGGACGTAACGGCCTGGATCAGGCGCTCCCCGCCAAACCCATAGACCTGCTCCTTGCCGATCTGGAGGTCGAACTCCTCCTTTGCCTCATCGGTGAATAGGCGAGGGAAGAGCCTCATGGTGTTCTTCGTCTGCTCAAGCGACACCGCTGCCGTCTGGACCCACGCATCAGGGCAGTCCGTCGCCACCGGGTCGCCGTTCTCATCCCACTCGAGGAACCGGCACGGCCCGAATGCTTCTACCGATAGCAAGGTCGCGCCCACAGGGTCCTTGCCGTGGCCCTTGAGACGCTGAAACACCCCGTCGCGGTAGACGAACTCCCCATCTTCATCCAGCGAGTACCAGTGCAGGATGAAACGGGCCTGCTCGAGCGTGAACCGCCACGGCACGCCGCGGCGAAGTTGCAGCCACACCCCGGTCCAACCCAGAACCGACCAGCCCAGCGTCCGCTCCGGCAACAGCCAGAACCCATCTGGGGTGCGCTGCCAGGTCGGGCCGATAGCTGACGGCTGCCAGCGGAACTCCTCCACAGGAGGCGCCGGTTGAGCAAGCGCGTCGCGGTAGTGCTCGATGACAGGCTGATACGGGTCGTCCAGTACGGCAACGGCGCGCTTACGCGCCACGAGCTCCCCAGCGAGCCTGAGCGGCCTTGCGGGCGGCCGACGATCGCGACGCCGGCGACGATGCCTCGTCCGGAAGCTTCAGAGACGCCAGCAACGTCTTCAGGGTTGCGCGGTGTTGCCGCACCTCCTGCACCAGCGGTGCGGCGACAGGCTGTCCCATCGATCCCTTCACCACCATGGGTGCGTCGCGCAGCTCGTCCTCCATGCGCTCAATCAGGTCAACCTCGCGACACGCGTCCTCGAGCACGCGGAGCTCATCGGCGCGGAACTCGTACTCCGTCGTCAATGACTTCCACAGCGTGGAGGCCTTCGCGCCTAGATCCTTCGGCGGCTTCACTACTGCCATAGCGCCCTCCAGGGGCAGAGGCTCCACCAGGGAGCATTTGGCGATCTTGCTGAAAAACCCAGAGAGGCCGCTCGCACAGGCGGAGCTGCT